AGAGTGTTGTTGTTGAGGAGTAAAGTTCATTATATTATCCTGTAAATTAAGGTTTCACTGGTTAGAGATTCAAAATTGTGTCAGTCATGTCTCACCAAGTTGCTATTGCTACGCGCTTCCAAGTGTCTGTGGCTGTGCAGACGTAGATGTAATCGGCATCCCAAGCGATCTGACCTGTGGTGCCTGTGTCTGATGCTGAGGATGGGGTTTTGGCAGTACGGACGCGGATACTGTCGTCGTTCACGTCTAGCTTTTGAGTGGGGCCGCTGGTTGCTATGCCTACGTTTCCGTCGCGGGTGATGCGAAGGCGCTCAGACCCAAACGTAGAAAAAGCAAGGGAACCAGATTGAACATTCCCCGACCCGCCATTGTTACCAAACAACAAAGCCTCTATAGACGCCATTTCTTCGCCAACGTCTTTCCGGTTAGCACCGAAGAATGCAAGTTTTGGCCCAGCATCAAGCGCGTTTACGGTGTCAACCAGAGACACCACAGGAGAAGCGTCAAAATGCGAAACACCCCCGCCGAAGATATGTAGCCTATCTGCCGGAGCACTCGTTCCAATCCCCACATCCCCGTCGACAACCGTGATAGGCCCGATGATAGCATTGTCGCCATCCTGATAAGCCAAGTCACCCAAGTCTGCATTGGTGGGCACTTGGGATGGGGATGTTCCAAGAAGTTTAGCCATTAGTTATCTCCTGCCCAGATACGCATTGGGGTTGTCGGTGCTGTGATTGTAGGGAGTGCAGCCGCTTGTTCATCCGTCAGTTCTGCCCGTAGGTTGGCGTGATAGCCCTCTTGAGCTACCATCTCAGGATACTCGAAGCCTTCAGGGTCTGTCAGCATATTGCCTGTGGGTTGATACATCACACCGATAACATCCAGCATCTCTACGTCCTGCACCCAGTCGTATGCCCCAGTAGGCTCCCACGCTTCCTCAGTGTCTTCAGGAGGCTGGTTGAGGGGGTCACTAGTGTCATACTGCTTATGTGCCAAGCCTGCTGCTTCTAGGGCTTCCCAGAGGCTCTGCTCATCGACTGCTTTGAGGTAATACGTTTCCATCTCTTATTCCTCCGTCAGGTATTTAAATTGATACCCGCCTGTTTGTTTAAATTTTCCTTGGCAACATCTGCTAATATTACTTGTAGACAAACCTAATACCTCTGCTGCCTCTGTTACTGATGGATAAGTTGTTTCATTTGTAACACAAAAAACTAATTTTCTGATGTTTTTAAAATGTTCGTAAGGAAGTTTTTTGCCTTTGTGGTGCTCTGAGATTTTTCTTTTTGTCTCTTCGCTACATGGCCGTCCAGTCCTACTAAGTGCTGAGGCAGCTATGTGTTCTGGGCTTTGTTTAACTCCAAGTTTTGCTTGTCTCATTTTTTGTCTAGACTCTAAACTTGCTTTTTTACCTTTATTGTGAGACACTCTACCCTTTAATGCTGTGCTGATTTTTTCTCTAGTTTCTTTCGTGTGTCTGTGACCAGAAACACCGTCACCACCATCTGTAAGGTTGCAGAGTTTTGCTCCTTCTTCTTTTAACTTTAGTATAAGAAGTTTTTCAAAAGAAAATGCCTCTTCTTCTGTAAGATTTTGAGCAATTATTTCAGAATAAAAGCCCCCAGACTTTTTAACAATATTTTTCCAAAATTTACTTCTGCCGTGTGTTTTATTTCTTCTACATCCCTGACCCTTACCAACATAGAAAACATCTTTTGTATCATCTCTAAAATGGCAATACACGTAGTAAATCATATTTATTCTTCTGTCAATGCGGAGATCGTGGCGTTCGATAGGCGCTTGGGATAGTAGGCGATTTTCTTGATGTGGCCGCTTAAAGAGCCACCTCCAGCAGCTTGAGTGCCGAAGGTTAGGCGGTCAGTTACAGGAAGCAGAGATGAAGTGTCAGACCCTGTATCGGAGTTTGAAGCTGATGCAAAAATGTCATTTACTTTGTACGCCCCAGCGACCTTTTGGTTCACGCCATCCGAAAAAGAGCCGACAGATATGCTTGCGTTTCCTGCTCCACTTACAGTAACTGCAAAACGATAGTCAGACCCGGAGCCATTAAGAAATGTTCGATTGTCGTATGTGCCATCGCTAATTTCATAGACGATATTGACAGAGCCAGATGTTTCCTTTGGCTCCACATCAACAAACACCGTCCCCTCATCCTGCCGATACCAGCTAGAGAAGTTCGTGCCGGTCATGCTTGCAGCGTCTGGGCTACGAGTAACCTGAGAGGCCACTGTGGGGATGTAGCTTGTGGGGAAGGAACCTGCTTCGAGTTGAGCGCCCCAAAGGTAGATGCCTGAGTAGCCGTCGCCTGTGTATGGGGTGCCTGTGTCTGAAACTGGGTAAAAGAAATTTAAAAGGGCAGTTCCCGTGGGGATGTCATTAGTTATTGAACAGCGATACCACCCGCCCCCAACATCCTCAATAACAGCATCATCCGAGGAAGAAGTAGAAACAACACCCGACGATAGATCAAAGACGGCAATACCGATAGTACCAACTTCATAATGCTCCAACCGCAAAATGTCGCGTTCGGCTGCTTTTGCATACACAGAAGTCGTGACTGTGACCGCCCCAGTATTTACGCCTGTGGCATTTCTTACTGAGTGGTTTGAGTTTGATGTATTCTCAACCAGCTTATCGCCAGTCAGCGTCCCATCTGGAGCCACTACGATATTGCTTGTAATACTAGAGTTAATTTTCGTCCAAGCCGCATTATCGAACTGCTCAGAGTACGTCAGCAGATTGGTCCGCTGCTCCTCAATGAGAAACCCTTTGCTCTCCCCTGTGATAGGGTCATGGTCAAAGCGTGGCTCACCAGATGCTGCTGTCTGTAAGGCAGGGACATAGTTGGTGATGGGCTGTGTGGTGGTGGCTGTGTAGTCTGTCAGTGCAGAGCGTTGTTCGAGTTGTGCGCCCCAGAGGTAACAACTACCCGCGACTTCCGTCAGGCTGTTATCGGTGTCATGCAAAAAGAACTGTGCGGCTGTTGTAGAAGTTGTATTTTCCACGACGGAACAGCGATACCACCCATTTCCAACATCCGTGATGGAGGCCGCGTCAAGCTCATTTGTACCCACTGTTCCGTTTTGAATGTCAAACCAGACCGAAGCACTGGAGCTTCTCATTCGTAAATACTGAGTGTCAACATATTTAGCAAAAACAGAAAAAACATAAGGTGCCGATGAACTGACATTCTGAGTTAAAGCACTCGAGTCAGAAAGGCTTTGGTAGGTATCCGCAGTTGTTGTCCCATCGGGTGCCGTAGTTGAGTTTGCTGTTATAGTGGCATTTGCTGTGATCCAAACCGCATCATCAAACTCCTGCGACCTAATCAGCAAATTCTCCTCAGCCTTCGCAAAGGTCTTACCATCGTAATAGGTTGCAGTAGAGCCACGGGTATAGGTGATGCGAGGGTCAAGCGCCTTGGTGTTGGCAAAGTCCAGATTAAGCGAGGGCTTGATGTCTGGTAGGGCTTCTGTGGAGTTGTACTGGGCGGCTGTGATTTCCACGAAGGTAGGGCTGTCGGTTGTAGCTACACCCTGATCAAACGTATCCAGCTTTGTACCATCAGCAGCAACGTCACGACCATCTACGGTTCCTGTTACGGTGATGTTGGTGAAGCCCCCGGCAGCGGGAGTAGAGCCACCGATCACGGTTCCATCAATTGTACCTCCGTTGATATCTACATTATTAGAGACATATTCGGTAGATTGCCAAGCAGAACCATTCCACACAAACATCTGATTAAGACTAGTGTTGAAATACAGAGCACCAGTAATCAGAGCATCGCCATCATTGTCTACTGAAGGAGCAGAAGCTTTTGCACCCAAGTAACGATCATCAAAAGAGTCATAGCTTGCAGCAGCATCACTAGCACTACCAGCAGCAGCCGTTGCAGAGTTACCAGCATTAGTTTCACTTGTAGCTGCATTAGATGCACTTGTGGCAGCAGCCGCAGCACTATCAGCAGCAGAAGTAGCGCTACCTAGAATACTATCAACATACGCTTTTCTTGTCAAGTCACTATCTGCAGTTGGAGTAGCAGTGGAGGTAACTTTATTTGCACCCATAGCGATGTTACCAGTCATGGTACCACCAGATAGGTTTAGTTTAGTGGCGTCTTGAGTATCTACATAATTTTTAGTTGCTGCATCTTGGTTAGAAGTAGGATCACCCAAACCAGTGACTTTGTTCGTACCCATAGCAATAGCACCAGACATGGTACCACCTGCAAGGGGTAGTTTAGTAGCAATGCTATTAGTGATTGTCGTAGAGAAATTAGGGTCGTCACCCAGTGCAGCAGCTAGTTCATTAAGAGTATCAAGAGCACCCGGCGCAGAATCAATAAGGTTAGAAACAGAAGTGTCTACATAATTTTTAGTTGCTGCATCTTGAGGATTGACCGGGTCAGTTACGTTAGCAATTGTTGTACCTGTAACATCCAGAGTACCATTAACAGTCAAATCATTGAAAGAAGAAGAGCCTGTTGCTGCAGTTACATTACCTGTTAGGTTACCTGTCACATTGCCTACAACAGCGCCTGTGTGGTTGCCTGTGGTGTTGCCAGTAACGTTACCTACAAGGTCTCCAGTGAACTGAGTGGTTGCTGTAATGGTTGTACCAACAACAGTAGAAGGTGTGCTTGCACCAATTGTGGTACCGTCAATCGTACCTGCATCAATGTTAACAGTGTTAGGAGTAAGAACACCAGTAGTAGTTAGTGTAGTAAAGCTACCAGCTGCAGGAGTTGTAGTACCAACAGTAGTTGCATCAATTGTACCACCGTTAATGTCTGCAGTATCTGCAACAAGAGAGTCAATGTTAGCAACACCATCAAGATAAAGATTTTTAAACTCTAGAGAACTTGTGCCTAAATCAATATCATTATCTGTAACAGGTACGATAGCCCCATCTTGAACTCTAATTTGCTCTGTTGAAACACCACCAACTTCTACAAACACACCATGGCGATTGTTAGAAGTATCTACAGCAATTTTATTAAGTGCATCTGTATCAGCAATGAGAGGTACGTAAGAGCCTTCATCAGAAGTGCCATCGTGTTTGTGACCTGTGTTACCAGCAGAATCAAACTTAAAAGCATCACGAAGTTTATTGTACTCAGCATTGACAGGCCCTGAACGTACTGTTGCCGTTGGAATAATGTCTGCAGAAGATTGTCTTGTATAACCTGACATCTATATTTCCTTTATCGTCTGTCTGCTATTGTGTAAGAGATTACGTAGGCTTGAATTGTATGACTGGGTTGATCGTCTACAGTAACGTATGAAAGAGACACAGAGTCCCCTGAACCTTCAATACTAGTCTTTTTAACTGGGTTAGGGTTACCATCATAAATGTCCGAAGCGTCGTAAGTTGCAGAGCCCCAAAAAGATGCAGAACCAGTAGTAGTAAAATTGTAGTCTACAGGTAAAAGTTTTTCTGAATCACTATAGTCATATTTAATGCCTAGAGATATGGTAACTTCACCCTCTGATTTCAAATAAGTGTTAACGTCATAAAAGATTTTTCTAATAATTGGGTCGTCCATATAAACATATGGAGTTTGATACAATGAAAAAATAGGTTCTCCATTGAAGTTATTACCAGACTCTTGTCTAAAGACCCTACCAACAGAGTCTCCATGAATAATAAACTCTTCAGTGCCTACGTAATCAGAATCTGCACAGTTTACTTCAATACCAATAAGTTGAGAATACTCAAAATTAGAACTAGACTGTATTGATTTTCTCAGTGCACCAATAACTCCTAGGGCGTCTGCATCAGCAAAGAATAATCTAAACTGAGACTTTTTATTTAAAACAACAACAGAAACTGTTTCTAGGTTTTCGTTCTCTGTCAGGGTTTCAAAAACGTTTTGTACTGCCTTTGAAAGTGTGTTGATCTCAAGGTCACCAATACGTTCTGTTGCACTTACAGGTCTAATACCATCACGAGAGAGAAAAAGCAGATCACCGTTAAATTCTACCACAGAGTCAGGAGAAACACAACCCAAATTTTTAGTTACATCAAGAAGTTGAAAGTCAGCAACACTATTGCCAACAAGCCTTTTAATACTATTAGTACCAAAAATATAAAGTTGATCTCTGAAAGATTTGATTTGCTTAATTTCAAAACCTACGTTAATTACCCCTGCACCTGCTGCTGGAGTCCAGTCAGATTCATCAAGAGGTGCGGAAAAATAGAGAAGATTTGGTTCAGAGGGGTCACCAGCTAAAAACAAATGACTTGCAAAATCTTCACAATAACTAGGGGCAGAAGGAATACTTCCTGAAGTTAACTGTGTGTATGTTGTGCCATTCCAAGTAGCAGCTGGGTTAATTCCATCAACTAAAATAAGTTTAGGTACGCCCCAGTTTACTTTTGCAAACCGTACACGAGATACACCTGTCATTGTGGGAGAGCCAGAGGTAGTAGGTGTTACCCAAGCAGAGGTAGCATTGTCCCAGTAATGAAAATAATTATTACCTGAAGCAGGTTTTCTGCAAGCAAAGATACCGTCATTTAACTGACCAAAAACAGTAACACCCAAAGCAGGAGCACCAGATTCTCCGGGGATTGTTCCATAGTCATTTGTGTACCCATCAATACGACGGTACCCACCCTCAAGAGAAGGCTCGTAGTTAATCATACGAAACGCTGATCCCGGTGCGTTACTGCCTTGAGTAATCGGGTCTAGGTTAGTAATCAGCCCTCCACTGCAAGGAGCAATAAAAGAACTAATTCTATCCGGCATTAGTTTTACCTTCAATAACAGTAGACGTTACACGAAGAGGTTCATCAATCAATGTCTTACGCATCTGACGAATGCCATCTTGAAACTTTTGTTGGTGAATTGCAGCACTTTGTTCATTAGAACGAAAGATCATCATATAGTACATTGCACCATCAATAATCGTATGGTTGTACCTACTAGGGATAATACATTCATCATTAAACAAATTCAAGTCATTTGGAAACTTCCAATAAGTGTACTCAATTTCATAAGCTGCATTTGGTACTGGCGTCACCCCAAACTTTGTGTCATAGGTCTGATAAACATATTCTGGAGGAGCAATACCACTTCCTTCATCCCCAAGATCATCCATAGAACGATAGTTTTTAACGTATTGTTCATAGGTAATTGCAGGTAGGTGAGAAGGGTTATTTTCTTGTGAAGATAGTTTTTTTAGGTAAAAAGATTCATAGTCTGCAGTCTCATAATCAGAAGGAAAGTCATACTCTCTTATGCCTGCAGTAAGTGTTTGTGTATAAGTAGTTTTAAGAAAAGGCCATTCTTGACCCTTTTGAATAATTTCGTTAATGCTATTGTTGACAGCTGCTTTAGCCAGAGACTGCACACCACGTACAGACTGAAAGCCATCACCAGCAGTATCCAACGTAACTTCATTAAGACGAGTAAGAAGCAAGTTGACGAGAGTTACGTAATTAGCCATTAACAAACCTTTATGGTAGCAAAGGGGACCACCCTAAGGCAGTCCCCTAAGTTAGTTACGCGAGGACGTCGCGGACGACTTCATCAGCAGCGCGGCTTGTACCAACACT